TACGTTGAAGTACCACTGAGACTTATTAATCTCCCCAAAACGAAGTCCCGGATATACCAGTTCATCTAGCTATTTGTTTCTAGAATCATAACATCTACTTTATCGATTTTCTATCTTATATAGAGTTAAAATAACCTTAAAAGTAGCACCTTCTCAGGTGGGCCTAGACTATATCTTAAGCTATCATAGAAAATTGTCAATTTCCTCAAGCCCACAAACATTTAGTCGTTGAACCTTCTCCATATCCTAACATAACGGACTTAGGAGCTTGGCTGCGGATCGTCCATATATATTTTGAATTTTTACCATACCTCCAGTGATTAACAAGAGCCACTTATATGTTTCTATATAAGTTTGGTATCAAAATCTTTAGAAGTTTCCCGCAATTTGAATGTGTTGCCCTCTATACAGGACTAGCTAATTCTTTCTTTTCATTATATTTCCATTTAAATCCTCCAGCAGTTTTTTGTTTTCCTCTACAAACATTTGTTATATTTGATATTGATATACTATTATTTACAGAAGCATCTTTTATAGTTAAATACATTTTTATAATATTATTATTATTATCAATTTTAAAAACATTTTTACCATTTTTTTTACCAAAATGCACCATATTTTTACTATAAGTAACCCATTCTAAATTTTCAACTGTATTATCATTTCTATTATGATTTTTATGATTAACCATTGGAAAATTATTTGGATTTACAATATATAACGTTGCAACCAAATAATGTAGAGAAAAATCCTTTGATATTCCTGTATTATTGTATAAAGTGACATATTGATAACCAGCATTATCTCTTGGGGAAATATATTTTTTATGACTTATACTATAAATTTCACCATTTTTTGTAACTATATAGTTAGGATATTCAATAAGTATTTTTCCATCAGGTTTATCAATTTTTTGATAATCAAATTCCGCATATTTCCAAAAATATCCTCCTGTATGATTTCTTTTACCTTTACATACCATACATATTTTTGAATCACTAATACCAGTTGATTCCATAGCTTCTTTTATAGAATTGAAAGTTTTAATCAATGTTTTTTTGTCTTTGGAATACTGACTTACTTTAATACATTTTGGTATAAATAGTTTATTTATTTTAGCATGCATTCTATTTTCTTTTTGAGTAACCCATTCTAAATTAAGAATATGATTATTTAATTTATTACCATCTTTATGATTAACTATTTTTGTAGTATCAAAATTTTTTATAAATGCGAACGCAACTAATCTATGAACTGAAAAAGTCTTTGATTTTCTATTTTTGGATAATTGAATTCCTAAATATTCAGCTCTTAAAGTATTTATTAGTATTTTATAAGGTTTTTTATGCATGCTTTTAACTCTTCCAAAACTTGATATTTGATAATAATCTTCATAATATTTAATATGCTTCCATAATTCTAATTCTTTATCTAGTATATCTACAATTTCTTTAATCATTTATATATAACTGCCTTTGTTTTTAAATAAAATAAATAAAATTTTAAATTAACTACGGCTACAAGTTTAATTGTACCGTCTCTTGATCTTCCTTCTCGTTGGAACCTTTGCTTTCACAAAGGACTAGACTGTATCTTAAGCAGATTCAAGTTGATTAGACTATCATTATCTACCAACACCCGTGCGGTCGTTGAGCAAAAACCATATCCTATCATAACGGACTTAGGTTTGTAAGCGCGGATTACCCAATCCTTAACATTATTACCATTGTGTACGTCAATTAAACGTGTTCCCTTTAAAAGTTTCCTAATAAAGGTGGTAGTTAAGGCTCTAAGGGACTTCCCGAACATTATAAGGTGTTTTGCCTTAATTTTTTATGATTAAGACTAGGTAGTCACTCTTTTCAAGCTACCTTTTACCCTCGATTACTTACTTTATACGAATTTCCATTTAAAACCATATGCACTATTAACTTTACCATTGCAAACTTTACTAACATTTTGTTTATTAAAACCAGTTATTTTCCCTACATCGCTTAAACTTTCAAATGTTTCTAAAATTTCACATGTACTTTTATCAAGTTTAGCTACTTTCTTTTTTTGATTATTATACATATCTGGATTATTTCTTATATTTTCTATTTTTATTTCAGAAGATGTACACCATTTTAAATTTGTATAATGATTATCTAATTTATTTCCGTTAATATGAAGAACTTCTTTATGTTTACTTGTAGGTGGTGGAGGAAGATACGCAAAAGCAACTAGTCTACTTACTCTGCATCTTTTGCTATTAATTTCAACTTTATAACAATCATCTAAAGAAGATTGTAGAAATTTTAAATATTTTCGAGTTTTTAAAGAATACACATTTCCATCTTCTGTTATCAAATAATTTTCGAAACTAGGTATTTTTACACCAGTTTCTGGTGGATTGCAAGTTTCATAAGATTGAGAATTATCTCTATTTCCAAGTACATGTATTGAATGTAAACTATTTTCAGAAAATGTACACCATTCTAAATTTTCAACACTGTTATCAGTTTTATTTCCATTTTTATGATTAACAATGTTATAAGAATTTGGATTTTCTAAAAAAGTTTTTGCTACTATTTTATGAACTAGCATTTGTTTACCAATAAATACTCTATTATACCCTGCAGATAATTGATTATTTAAAATTTTTCGTGTTAAATACGACCAAACTTCTCCTTTATTTGAAACATAATATTTTGGACAATCCACTATTTCTTTCCACTCATTTCCATATTTATTTTTTAAATATTCTTCAACTTTTATATAACGTAAATTAGAAACATTATTATTCATAAAATTATCATCTATATGATCTAAAAATAAATCACTTCTTCCTAAAAATACTTCTGATACTAACTCTTCAATTTTAAATTCTTTTTTAGAATTTTTACCAGGAATATTAACTGAAATAATTTCAAAAAATCCAGAAGGTGCAGTTTTTAAATAAATTTTTGAAGTTTTACTCCAAATTTTTCCTAAATTTGAAACAAGATAGCGATGTTTATATTCTTCATGTGGGAATTCACGTAGTTCTTCATTCGTTGTTTGCATTTTATTATTAATAATATTTCTTTAAATGTTAATTCATTTTTATTTTTTTGACAATGTAAGTAATACAACTCTGACAAGGGTTGGCGAGTTAATGAAGTTACATGACCATGACTTCGACTGTTTCCAGTCCAACAAGTTTTTCCATTTCTCCGTACATAAAAAACTTGAGAAGGAACTTGTAAACAGAACACAGGACATTTTTCATTTTGAACAAATTTTTCTTCTTGAATTTTTTGTTCATAAACGTGACCATGATTTACAGTTGGATTTAATCTTTTAGTTATAACACTTATTCTTAAAACATCATAATTACTCACAATTTTTTTTCCTCTAATTTCACCAATACTTTCTCCAGCATTTATATGAGTTGAAATAATACCAGTCCATCCGGCATGTAAACATAATTGTTGGAACTGGTCTGCTAATTTTATAGAAGTTGTGTAATAAAATTCACATCCACTTTTTTTATTTGAAGAACCGTCTCCTAAAAGCATTCCTCTTATTAAAATTCGAGTTTGTTCTTTACTTAATTCAAAAACCCATTTTGGTAATTCTTTATTTGAAGCACCAATACTTAAAGGTTTCATATATCTGTATAATTGATAATCATACAAACTTAGTTTATCTTCTTTATCAACTGAAAATTTATAACCAAGATTATCTAATACAGAATATAAAGAATCCTTAACTCTTTTTTTATTTACAGAAATATATATACAACCTTTAGTATCTGTTCCTGAAACCCATCCTTCAGCATACCATATACCAAAAAATGTTAACCAATCATTCATATTAACTTTTTTATCTTCTAAATTAATATTAACTGTTGGTGTATGAAATTTAACAGTTTTTGGTAAAATAAATTGATAATCTTCTTTTTCCCAAATTGCATCTTTTTTATATTTTAAATGTTTTCCTACAATTTCGTCAGCTCTTGCAAAATCGTAAGGAAGCCATTTTCTTTTTCGACCATAAACTCGTGAAACCCACATTCTATGGTTTCCTGTGACTGCTAAATCAATTGCTTGATTTTTAATATAATACATAGAACCTTCATAATCAGGGTAAATCATAATATCTATTGGTTTTTCATAAACAAGTTTTTCATCTTTTAATGTTGCGATGTGATCATTCATAGTGAGTTCATAGGGAGATTTCCAACCATTCGAAGTTAAGACAGAAGTTGTCTTATCTATAAGAACACAATGTATTTTATCACTCACCATATGCTTAAGTCTTTGATAATAAGTAGGACCAATAAATATTTTAGATTCTAATATTTCTCCAGTCATACCATTAATTAATTCTTCATTACCATATCTTTCATATCCTAATTCTTTTAATCCATTACATATTTTTTCAGCAATATTAACACTATTACTCGTAAATGGTGTAGCATCACCAAAAGTTCCATTTAAACAACAACTTTTACCCAATACACACTCAAGTAATTGAGATATTGTCATTCTACTTGGTATACAATGCGCATTAATCAAAATATCAGGCACAATTCCATCTGGTGTGAAAGGCATATTTTCCTGGGGGACTAGAAGGCCTGTTGTTCCTTTTTGCGCACTGCGACTTTGAGCACACCAAATACCTTTACCATTTCTCCTCACATAAATTACCCCGTCGTCTGTTGGAACAGTACAACAATATACTTTTCCATCAAAATCTTTCCAAGAATCTAATTGTTTTCCAGTTTTTATATATTTATTTACCAAAGGTTTATTTTGAGATTTACATACTGTTATAGTCCAATAATCAGCATTTGTTGTAATTTCTTTACCTAAACACATACTTTTTGTTCCTTTTTCTGTTTTAAGATAGTAATTACAAGCATAACCAGCATGTAAACATAATTGGTGAAAATTATCTCGTAATTTAATACTAGAAGTGTAATATCTTACAGTTGTTGTTCCATTCATAAAATTACCATCTCCTAGACACATACCATGTATTAATTTTTTTGAATGTTCCATATCAAGATTAAAACACCACTCAGGTAAATATTTATTAATAGCACCAACACTCAGAGGTTTAAGATAATAAATAAGTCGTAAATCACCACAGTAAAATTTATTTAATTCTCCTCTTTCCATGTGATAATTATATTTTAATCCTAATTTTGGAAAATATTCATTAAGTGCATCCTTAACTCTTTGTTTATTTGCAGCGATAGCAACTTGTCTACAATGAACACCACCAGTTTTCAAATAACTTATAGAACAACAACCTTCGGCAATCCAGATTCCAAAAAACACACACCAAGCTTCCAAATCTAGTTCTAATTCAGGTAAATCTTCATAAGCAGGTAAAATAAAAGTTTTTAAATGTTTTTCGTCCACATGTTCTTCGATATTATTTTTATAACTCCTCATTTTTCCATAAATTTCATCAGCTCTTCTTATATCGTAATTTTGTCTATGACAATTCCCAGTATACATACGATGATTAGGAGTTACAAATAAACTGACTTTATCACTTTCAACAGAGTACATTTTACCTTTATAATCGTATGATTGAATTTCAATAGGATTATGATATTCAAGTTTTTTGTGATCTATTAGACAAGCGATTTTATCAGATATTTCAATTTTGTCGACAAATTTCCAACCGTTTTGAGTGAGAACCTCAGTTTCATCGTCATAACAAGCGAATTTGTCACCGATTTCAGGAATTTTTTGATTTCTGATAGTAATTTTAATCATTTTGTATCCATTAGGAGTAACAGTTTCCAAAACTCTGTCAATATATCCTTCTTCGCCGTGTTTAATAACATAACTACAATCAAATAATTCTTCCTCACCATTTTTGTTAGATTTAGTTAATACTTTACCTATTATTACATCACCTTTCTCAACATAAACAGACTTGCCGTTAATTCTTGTTTTAACAATACCTCTTTCATCTAAATAACTATAATTATTACTTCTCTTTCTTTTATCGACAGGAGGGAAACAAATAGTTTCAAAATTATATGTGCCTTGTTTTCTTTCTTCTTCAACAAGTGTTCTATATGAAGTTACATTAAATAATCCTCTTTCAACGGATGATTTATTTAACAGAATGCTATCTTCCTGGTTGCGTTTTACCCTAGAAATTATAATTTCTATTTAAATCTCGATAATATAAACATAATTATGGGAATATATTATCTACATCTAAACACTTTCTCAAGTGGGACAGACTATATCTTGAGCAATCATTGAAATTTACTAGATTTCTCATGCCCGTGTCCATTTAGTCGTTGAACCTTCTCCATATTCTTGTAATAACGAATTTAGGAGCTTGGCTGCGGATTATCCTTTTTATATTTGACATTTTTACTATACCCTTAGTGATTAACTAAGGCCATTATTAAATTTCTTCAATAACTTAGTAGTCAAATAAGCAAAATCAAAATTAATATGTTTATAACCATCTCTATTATTTTTTTCAAAAAAATGCAATTTTATTTCGTGATTTAATGTATCCTTTGTATCAATTTTTTTACGTGATAAATTTTTTTTTGTTAATAAAGGTCGTGTATTTTTCCAATTAAAACAAATTTCTCTTTCATTTTTATCTTCGTGATTAAATAAACAGCATAAAAGAACATGATCAATATGCCATATATCTCCATGGTTTTCCCAAGTCATATTAGAATCAAAATTAAACTCTACCCATTTTATATAATTTATATAAGAACAACCAATTAATTCAACAAAACTATTTTTATTAATTCCTTTATAAAATTTTCTAAATCTATTTCTTAATACAATAGACATTTTATATTTTGGATCAGTTTTTCTTCTTTCTTTATGTTGGGCAGTTTGTCTTTTTTGTATTTGTTCTCTATTTTCTATATTATAATTTTTATTATATAGAGATATACTTTCTTTATTTTTTTCCTTATACTGTTTATTATAATTCTTAATACTATCTTTATTTCTTTTTTTATATTCACGACACATCTGTTTTTGTTTATTTTTAGAACACAAAGAACATATTTTAAATCTATTATTCGAAACTTCAACTTTATTATTGCAAATTTTACATGTAATTATAATCATTTTATTTATTCTTAAATTATAGAGATAATAATCAATTTTATTTTTTTGGACTTTCCCGCAATTTGAACACGTAGCCACCCATAACGATGACTTGCCGAAATTTTGTTTCGACAGGGTCTACCATTTAAACCCAGTATAACAGGCTATAGCAACAATTGCATTTATTCCACTAGGCATTTCGTCAAAACCCATTAATCTAGACGGTATAGTGCTTACAAGTGGTTTTTGTGGATAATCCATAACATAAGTTATGGTGTCTGAACGTATTTGATGCGATGAAGCATAGAAGCCAATTGCTTGTTTCCTTTATACCAAACTCAATTAGGAATTTCCTCCTAAAATCATTGTTTTTATTATTTCGAATTAATAAACCTTGATGATATAAAATTATTAATTCTACATAATAACACCTTCGCAGGTGGGAGTAGACTATATCTTAAGCGATCACTGAAATTTGTTAGATTTCTCACGCCCACAAACATTTAGTCGTTGAACCTTCTCCATATCCTAACATAACGGACTTAGGAGCTTGGCTGCGGATTGTCTTTATTCTTTAATTTTTTACTCTGATAGTGATTAACTATCACCCTTATAATGTTTCCAAATATAAGTTAGTATTAAAGACTTTACAAGATTTTCCCGCAATTTGTATGTGTTGCCTGTTATATTCAGACTAGCAATGTCTTTTGAACATTACTTGGGCTAAACTTAACCCATCGACGACTGATAAATATTACGAGGGGAATTATGCACACAAAATGCATCACCACATAAGAAACTTTGATATTCTTCTATTGCAACAGTAATATCAGAAATAATATTTTCCTCAGATGGAACAATTTTATCAATAGGTACAAAAATTGTAGTGCTTTTAATAATTACGGTTTTTTTCCATACATCAAATAACATATCCATATTATTTCTGATGTATTCTACGTATATTCCTTTTTTAATTTTAACTTGGTAATTATATCTATAATTTATTGTATCATAATATAAAATCATATCTTCTACTCGATAATATACAAAATTACTGTTTTCACATGTCATTTTACAATGTATTATATTTAGACTATTTAACATATATGTAATTTTATCTGCGAAAATTTTAGTAGGTGAATTAAAGCCGTTAAACAAGAAAATACTGAATCCGGCAATAAATTCTCTTTTAATCATATCAGAACCATTATATATCCAATCTGGAACATCGATAATATTTCTGAACTTAGAAATTAATTTTGGTAATTTATTTTCATATATATATTTATTATTTGAAATTTTACAAGAATTTGTATTTATGCCTAATAACACCAAATCTTTTTCAAAATCTCGTAAATCATTATCATTCGAAAAAGTTATTTGAACAGCCATATTATATTCATCTGTTAGAAACACACTACTGAAATATGCATATCCAATAATTCTCGCGACTATAGGTAATTGTTCTGTCAATATATTTGTTCCTTTTTTAATTTCCAGAACATTTATATCTTTTATTGTATTTGAAACTGGTTTAGGTTCTAAAGAAATACCTATTAAACTATCAGTTGTATTTAAATTTTCTAATCTTGTCCAACCTTTATTTGTCATAAATTGATGGTCAAAAGTAGCAGTAATCTTACGACCGCTTTTTGTAGTTATTTGAAATAACTGTTTTTGAGTTGTATTTGTATATGTATGCGTTACTTTAGTTATATATTGTTCTTGTGTTTCAGGATTAAATGTAATAACTCTGTCTCCGATAACTACATCTGATATTTTTTTCGTTGTACCATCATGCATATATACTGGTTCATTATACCATATACATTGATTATGATCTGGAAATGGAATAGTGCTCGCCATGACACCTAACATCATTGAGGGGCATATTTCACAGAAGTCATTTTTATGGTCAGCTAAATCTTTTTCGTCCATTGCTATAACAGAACTTTGTATTTCTGAATTGTCTATATATTGTATATAATTTTGTTTTAACAATTCATTCCAGTCAGGTATAAAATTACTTTCAGAAATATAAGGTCTGTTTGTGGCGTCGTTAATTGTTAATAAAGGTCTCATAAATCTGCCTTCATCGCAATATATGTATACATCATTATCTTCAATCGCAAGAGATATTTGTTTATCCAATAAATCATTATCTCTATAACATTTCATTTCTTCAATAAATTTATTTTTATCTAAAGTAATTCCCATAAGAATACCATTTAAGAAAATTCTTGATTTATCATTTGCTCCTTCGTAATCATTAATGAATACAATGTTATCACTATTTTCTATAATTTCTTTCACAACAACTGTGGGAATTCTTAATGTAACTGTTGTCATTAATGACAAATTTAAAACTATACCTATGGATTGTCCTTCAGGAGTTTCTGTTGGGCATATATACATTATTTGACTTGGATGTATCTGTCTAATTTTTGCATTTTTTCCTTCTTTTCCTATTGGAATCATAATTCTTCTTAAATGTGATAATGTTGCTCCATATGTTAGTCTTGACAATACTTGTGAAACTCCACTTCTAACATAATTATTTTTTGATACACTCCATGTACCTGTAGAAAAACATGATTTCAGACCAGATGTAATGCTGTTTGTTCTTGATATTATTGATATAATATCAGGTCGTTGTTTCTTTTTTTCTATTTGCATTTCTACTGTGTTTAAAAATCTCTTGAATAATGTCCTGAATAATTCACAGCATAAAACACCAGCCATTTCAACTCTTTTATTTGCGTAATTATCTCTATCATCTTCAGTTCTAAGTCCGACAACTGTAGATAATAATTTGTTTACCATATAGCCTAAATAAAAACATTTTTCTTTGATTGTAGCAAATATACCCATATGTGGTAATAATTCATTTTCTACTACTTGCGAAGTATAATTTATTTTCTTGTCGTCTTTTATAACATGTAAAGTATATTCACTTATATACATTAATGCTTCTTCTTGAGTTTTTATGAAATAAGAATCTCTGATTATATATGTTATATATTTATCTATTTGTTTATGATTATTCAAATTTCCAATTATATTATATATATCTTTTTCTTCAATAATCCCTAAAGCTTTGAACAAAATACCAATAGGTATAGACTCTTTGATATAAGGTATATTAAATACTAAAGTACGATCATCTATTCCTATTTTTGCTTGTACAAGTACTGAATGTCCTGTTTCTTCTGACATGCTTCTAACTTCACAGACATATTTATATTTCTCACCAGCTTTTTGTTCAATTACAATTGGTTTATTATATACACCTCTCAATTGTCCAATCAAAACACGTTCTTTACCTTTTATTAAAAAATACCCTCCGTGATCATTATCAGTTTCTCCTGCTTTTATTCTTTCACTTTTATTTAAGTGTTTTAAATTGCATTTGTCGGATAATAACATTATTGGAGTGCGACCAATAATGATTCTTTTATGTTCGTATATTTCAGTCTCGGTATTTTTATCTTCATATTCAATCTTTTCTATAATATTTACATATATTGGGACATCATATGTCAAATCTCTTTGTCTTGCTTCAAAAGGTAATATTTTCCTGATTGTTCTATCTTCTTCAATAATAGATGGTGTTGGTATGAAAACTTTTCCAAAAGAAATAGTATATTTATATTCAGGTTGATTTATAACAATATCGGATTCTTCAACGACACGTTGAATACCATTGTTTATATAATCATTAAATGTATCTATTTGATGAGATACATAACCTTTTTCTTTAAAATACGAATATACTATATTCCATTGTAAATTTTCAGTCAGCATTATTTTTGAATAGTTATATTTTTTAATTCAAATTAAATTAAAAAATCATTTTTATTAAATGTTTTATAAAATAAATGTTAAAATTACTTAATTTATTATTATACGGTTATGCGTCTTGTATATTCGGACAAAACTGTATTTTACAACAAGACATAAATAACAATCAATATACAACATATCAAAATAAAGTTTATGACATATCAAAATATCAACATCCTGGTGGTCAAACATTGCTTTTTAAAGCAAAAGGTAAAACTTTAGAAGAATTTTTTTATAAAGATCAATATAAATTTCATATCAAAGATGCACAAACTATAAAGGATCTAGAATCTATTTATATCGGTGATGTATGTAAAAACAATGTAATAAATTATAAAGATGTATTATATTTTAAATGGGATATTGATGGTGATAAATTATCCATTAAAGCCACGACCAAAACTATTTTTAATGATCAATGGTTTTCTATTGCATTTCCTATAAAAGATAAACAGATGGCTTATTCAGATGCTATAATTGGATGGAAATATAATAACACTTTAAATATAGAAGCTTTTATGTTAGCTCCACAACTTAAAACAAATCCATATCTTATATTTAATTATAAAAAACCTAGTTATTATCTAGTAGATAAAAATGTATACGTAGATAATAATTTTACAATTAGTTTTACAAAAATTTTTGACAATAAACAGACTTATATAAA